CGCGTTGCCATTTCTGACCCCTTTCGCTAGGGCCAATTCTAGCTGAGACTCCATTTTATCAAGGCGCGACACTATTGGAATATTCTCCAATTTAATTATGTAGCGAAGGCCAGCAATCAGTAGAGCTATAGATCCCAATACTGAGGCAACCAAGGTTGCAAGCTCGGGAGCTGCCATTACTTGATTCTGCCGTAACGCTCGTAATTAGGGTTAAGCCAATTGATGATGCTAGGCAAGACTGATACGAGAGCTGCATTGGCAATTGCATCGACATCTAGGCCGACTGCCAGATAGGTCGCTAGTGCCGTTGCTAGGAATGTCTTTGCCCAGCTCTCTGCTGCTTTCTTTAAATCGCTCATTAGCTTCTCCTTCGAGGTTGAAATAACTGCCATCTTTGTCTCCCAAAGTTGTAAATGAAATGTGGAAATGCGACCGGTGAGGATTAGCGCCTTTATAAGTTCTGCGCTTCCATCCCAGTATCGGACTCATAATCTTTCCATCGTAGATTATGTATTTTATCCGCTTATCGCCCTTCTTGGCTAACTTGCGAATCTTCTCAACTAGCGCGTAAGCCTCTTCTTTGTGAGCTGATAAATCAGCATCAATATCTAAAGCTCTAACGATTCCATCTCTTGGTATGTGGTCAGAACTACCTTTAGCAAGATGCCTAGCGTCAGCAATCCAGCCATCAGACTTCCTATCGCGATCAGGATAATCGTCATCGATTTGCTCCCGAAGCTGAATACCTGCTGCACATAATTTGGCCATTATCTTTATAAATTGTTCTATTTGCCTAATTTAAGGCCAGCAGGTATTGGCTGGTCGTAATCCCATTTTTCAATGTATGCGCCTTTGCCATCGGAGTCATCGCGTAATAAAATCTGATTACGCAAAATGCTATCGTCTTCCGCTAATTCTGGATAAATATTTACTAATTCTTCGTAAAGGGTCATCCTAATTTCACCACCTGAAATGCTGAGTTTTGTGGGTCGTTTGAATTGCCTTGAACATTTCTATTTCCGCCAGTTGATTGACGGCCAAAGATTTCAATATAGTCAGCCGCAGCCAAGTTTAATACTGCGGTTATTTCTAAATCAAAATCGCCAGCAATTGTTGTTCCTGTGAATTGCCGTTTCAAGACTGCGCCATTTTTGTAAATTGATATTGAAGCGGCTGAACCAGCATCAGTTATGATTAAATTGGCTTGAACTAAGTAATATCCACCTTGACCAGATGGAATAGTGATTCGAGAATTATTAGTTACATTGTCGTGCATTGTGTTCGTATCGTAATCTTCAACATCCCAAGTAATTGCCGTTGCCGTTGCAGTAGCAATTGATTGCGCTACTGATTTTGTTACTCGGCAACCCAAGAAAGTCGCAGCAGCAGGAGCAGCCCATTTAATTTTGCCATCTAAAGTTGTATCGCAAGTCAGGACTTGCCCAGTTGTTCCAATTGCTAATCTTTGTAAAGTATCAGCTGAATCGCCAACTAATAAATCCCCTTCGGCGTCAATGACTGTATTTGTGGCATCGCCAGCAAAGGTAAAATCTAAATCTGTATTTGATGCCTTACGAAGATTTTGTCCAGTTGTCCCACCCTTGAGATCAAGAAATGAGGTATCAATTCCATTACCTAAAGTCCTGATGGCAGCTGCGCCATCTTTGACTAGGTCTGTATCAGCTGGGGTTGTCCAGCCAAAGTTTGATGTTGTCGGCATTAACTAATCACTCCAATCGCGTCTTGCCATTCTAAGGTATTGAGCACACTATTCCAGCTTTCTGCTGCATTGACCTGAGCCCATTGTTGAGCAAAGGCCGAGAACTCTGTTGGGGTAGCCAAGAAGGTAATCGATAGGCCCGAGACTGAGGCGTTGAAAGTCCAGCCTTCGACAAAGCCAGTAAATTCCCCACCTAGGATATTCAGGGGCAGATTGGTAATTCTGACTGGCTGGCCCATAAATATATTTAGCAGGGCATCTCTGTCTGCGTTATCAATTTCAGGGGATTGAAGTGGAAAGGTAATCGATTGGAAAGTATCTCTAGGGTAGGCCCGAAGCTGGATTAAGCGATCTGCTACATCCTCGACATCGGCCGCGTTCTTTAGGTAGCTATTAAATTGCTCGGCAAATAGGCCGAAAGTTGATTGAGAAGTTGTGTCTTGAGCAGTATAAGAGCTATTAAAATTGTTGCCGTAGTCCATAATAATTTTGTTGGCTAAATCGCCTTGACGCTGAATTACGCCGATGCCAGAGGCGATGGCGTGAGAAGCATCTAAGTCTGTATAGCCATTGGCAATTAAATAATCCTGACGATGGCTTGCGTCTGCATATCCGATAAGACCATTAGCATCTTCATAGAGATAACCAAGAGCTGAATTAGCAATTGAGTTGGCTATAGGGCCAATTATGCTATCTGTGATTTGGCGGCTGACCATCGTATATTCGCCAGCATCAATCTCACCTAGCCCAATATTTTGAGCATCTGCCCAAGTTTCGGTCGCATCATAGGTTGCCCAAGTTTCCGCAGGTGGGACTTCATTCCAAGAATTAAGAAGCAAATCATCTAGCAAATCTGTTATCTGAGCCCCGTCTAAACCTTCAGCCAAATTGCCATCAAAGATAGCTCTTTGCAATTTTGAAAGCGCTCCAATGGCAGTAATGCGAAGGCTAGTGATTACTGCACTAGATCCAGCGCTTCTTACGACTTGGCGCAAGTCTGAAACTCTACCGCCAAAGAGAGCTACATAATTTCCACTAGTGTCCTTAATGTCAACTGTAACTGCGGTATTAATTGTGAATGAGTAATTAGTGCCATCGGTGTTAATGACTTCAAGCGAGCAATACCCAGCAGGAGTTGGGGAATTAATATCTTGACGGCCAGAGGTAATAGTTAGATTGCTTAAAGTAACTGAGGTTAATTCTGTGCCATTGACTTTGATTCGCCAATCGGGAGTCCAGAGGGTCATAGGATTTGAGCCGAAGTCCTTAGATCTCCAGCGCCAGTAGTTCCGCGATTAGTAGAGTTATTGAGCGCCAAGATAACTGCTCTGGTAAATCCTTCTTCATCAATAGCGGATGGAGCATTTACATTGATTACGACATTGCCGCGCTCTTCCCCAGCTCTGACGGCCGCGACATTAAAATTGCTAGGTATCGCATTACCGCTTGGCACTAGCGTTGATGGAGTGCTAACTGTCGAGCCAGATGGAGCGCTTGGAGTAGTTGAAGGCTTAGGAGCTGAAGGGATGCTTGGACTGCTTGGAGCGGTTGGAATCTTTGGAAGGCTAGAGCTACCGCCACCGCTAGGAGCAGATAAAGAAGGCTTAGAAATTGTAGGGACATTAGGCAGAAGTGGGATGGCGTTATAAGCGCGGATGGGAGCATTGATAGCATCAATTGCAAAATTAACTGCGCTCTTAATCCCATTGACTACTGCGCCAATCACATCAAGAATTCCACCAGCAACCTTGCCGATAAAGCCAAGCGCTGAACCTAGGTTATTGATTAATATTGGGACAACAAAGTCTTTAATAAAATTATAAAGAATAGTTAGAGAATCTTTGTTGCGAGCGATTGCATCGGTAACTGGCTTTAGTGCTGCATCTTTAAATTCAATAAATTTAGGAATAACTGTATTAATAAAATAATCTAAAAGCCTTTGCAAAGTAGGCAATAAAGCAGCTCCTACTGATTCCTTGGCTTCATCAAAACCCACCTTTAATCTGGCTATTTGACCTTCAAATGTATTGGCTTGAACTGTTGCTGATCCGCCAAAGGTTTCAGCCAGTTGCTTGACTGTGCCTTCTAATCCTAGTGTTTTAATTTCAGCTGAACTTAAACCCACACCTAAACGGCCTAAAGCTGAAGTATTGCCTTCATAAGCTTTGCCCAGCGCATTAGATACCGCCTCAACGCTCTTGCCTGTTGCTGCGCTTATGTCCAAGGCTAAGGTTAATAAATCTTGGGACTTTCTAACATCTCCAGTAGCGACCGCTAGTCTTTGTAAGGCTGGGCGAAGTTGATCATCAGCAACACCAGTAGCCAAAGAAGTCTTTAAGATTTGCTCTTCAACTGCTGCAATTTGCTTTTCAGTTGCCCCTGTTACATTCTGTAAAGCCTTGGCTAATCTGGCCTGAGCAGCTTCATCTTCAATAGCTGCCTTAACGCCATCAACGGCTAACTTGACTGCATAGGCCGCCGCTGCTGCCGCTGCTGCTGCAAAAGCGGCTGCTGCGACTTTGCCAAATTTCTCCATCTTGCCGCCAAAGCCTTCAACCTCTTTGGAGCCAGTATCAAGCTTCTTTTTTAAATCATCGACATCAGCAAGAATCGAGAGTTTAAGTGTTCTACTGCCAGCCATTACTTATCCCACTCTTTCAATATCTTGGAAAATGCTTCTTGCCATTTCTTAATTAATTCAGGCTGAATCTTACGAAGGGTTGGGTAGATAAAGTAGCCAGCGTTTCCGCGACCTTTGCTCGGTGTTCTTTTTGGGAACTGACGATAGCGATTAGATCCAAATTCATAACCTGCCCAGAGTTTCTGTGTGCTACCGCCACCAGAAAAGCGCTGACTTGCGAAGCCGTAAGAGAATTCGCCGATTTTGGAGCTGGCCGAAACTTTGACGCCTGTGGTGATTCGGCGGACTGCTTCTTGGCCAAAGGTTCTAGTAAGTCCATAGGCTTTGATTTCGTTTGCTGCGTAAGTAGCCAGCGCGCTAGATTCTCGTTTAGCTTGGCTAACGGCTTCGTCATCCATCGCTTTAAAAGCAGTAATGATGGAGCGGAGCTCGCGTTTGTCGTAACTGATTGGTAACTCATCTGCCACCGCTACGCTCCTTTAAAATCTCTATCGCCGTTAAAACTTGGTCGATGTCTGTCCAGTAAGTCATCGGTATGCCAGTTGCAATCGCTATCTCGACTATTAGTCGGTTGATGCTTCCAGCTTCGAAACTTTTGGGCTTTCATCTCCAATCGTCATCTCTTCAACTGTTAGCTCCCAAATCTCTTGAGGCTTGGTCGGCTTTCCAGCTGCTTCGCGCTTATACGCAAAGTAAGCAAGATCTAAGAAGTCCGCTTGCTGGTAGGCCGATATATCCTTCATCGAATAAATCGACTTACCAGTTTTGCGTTCCCACTTAGCCCACTCTGGTAAGCCAGCCTGATAAGTAACTGATTCGCCAGAGTTGTATTTAATTGTGATTGATATTTTCATAGCTCCCGATGCTCCGAT